GTGAACGGCCCGATTGTGACCGTAGCTTTTGATTTGATTACTCCGTCCACTATTACGTTGCCACAAGTTACCGTCCCATTATTTGGGCCTGAATACATTAGGTATCCAATACAAGTGGGCGATTTGGGGGTTTGCTTTGCTGCCAGCGTGAGCTTGCGCGGTGCGTCAGGATTGGGAACGGGTAAAGCTGATTTCAGCAATCCCGGCAATTTGACATCATTAGTATTTTTCCCGATTGGTAATAAAAATTGGTCATCGGTTGATCCTGATGCGGTGACAATTTATGGACCGAATGGTGTTGTTATTCGGGATACCAATAGCGGTGCGGTGGTAACACTGACACCGACAGGAATTACAGCGAATGTTGGAAATTCAACTATTACGATGAATTCTAGTGAAGTTTCAATTACTTCACCTTTGATTGCGCTTAATGGCGCGATAGAATTAAACGGTCCTGTCAGTCAAACAACCGGAACGGGCGGTGGTACTGGCGTTAACCTTATTGGTCCCGTTCACGTTACCAATGACGTTACAGCCGGAAGTATTTCGCTTGATAGTCACGTTCATGGTGGTGTACAGCCGGGCGGTGGCACAACAACTGGACCGGAATAAAGGAATAATTGTGAGAATCACACAACAAGAATTAAAAAACTATTTGTCTTATGACGCTGAAACAGGTTGTTTTTTTAATTTAAAAACAGGTAAAAACCCCGGTTGGATCAACGATCAAGGCTATCACTTAATTTCAATTAATAATTGCACCTATCGCGCTCATAGATTGGTTTGGTTATATATTTATGGTTTTTTACCTAATACTACTATTGACCATATTAATGGAAATAGATTGGACAATAAATTATCTAATTTAAGAGTAGCCACACTTAGTGAAAATTTGCAAAATCGTGGCCCGCAAAAAAACAATACCAGTGGTTATAAAGGTGTCAGTTTTCATGCAACATCAAAAAAATGGGTTGCATGGATTTGCATAAAAAAAATAAAAAAATATCTTGGTATTTATAAAACGCCTGAATTAGCATATGCCGCATATTGCGAAGCACAATCAAAATTTCATCCGTTTGCCGAGGTAAAAAATGGCTAGGACATATGGCAGAGTAACAAATTCTGATGGTTCTACGTTTTGGGTAGAAATCCAATCCGATTCAAACGGAAATTTCGAATACGGTTACGCCACAACTTTAATCCAATGCTTAAAACTAAGCCTTGGTGAATCACCTTTTTATGCTAATTACGGAATTCCGGCGCAGCGTTCGGTTATTCAACAAGTATTCCCTGACTTTTATGTAATGACGACGCAACAACAATTCTCACCGTTTTTTGCTAGTTTGCAAATTACAAAACAACAGTCAACAACTCCGACCTACGATGTTAATATCGTTACGACCCAAGGCACGAAAATCCAACAACAGGTGGCAGTATGACCATTACGACGGACGTTAATTCGACAGGCTTGCAGCCGACTCCTCCAACCACGCTGCAACAAGAACTTATTTCCTTGGTTGCTGCCAGCAATCCGGGCTATACGGCTAATTTGCCCGGGTCATTGATAGAGGATATTAGCTCAACCGATGTAGGTGCATTGGCGCTGATTGATTCGGCTCGCGTAGAGCTTTTCAATAGTATTACTCCTTACACTGCCAACTCGTTTATTTTGAATCAGCTGGGGCAGATTTATGGCGTTCAACAAGGCGTTGGCTCAAATACTTCTGTTTACGTTACTTTTTTGGGTTCTCCCGGTTTTGTAATTCCGGTCGGTTTTATTGTCAGTGATGGTAATTACCAATACACAGTGCAAGATGGTGAAATTATTCCAACCAGCGGTCAAAGCGTCGCGCTTTATTGTTTGGCAAATACAGCTGGATCATGGGCGGTTCCGATAGGTACAGTTACTCAAATCGTTACTTCCGTTCCTACTGGCGTAACTTTAACTTGTACCAACCAAACTGCGGGTTTACCCGGAGCTACGGCGCAACCATTAGAAGATTATCAGGCTCAAGTTATTCAGGCTGGTTTGGCGGTCGCTCAAGGAATGCCGACGTTTTTGAAAACCCAATTGCAAAAGGTTCCCGGCGTACAGGCTCGACTTTGTGCAGTGCGTCAACAAGGAAGTTATTGGGAAGTGATTTGTGGCGGTGGCGATCCCTACCAAGTGGGAAATGCCATTTTTACCGGATTATTTGATATTGCCAATTTGGTTGGCTCAACGATGGGTGTGGCTGGTATTACCAACGCATACCCTGCGGTAGTTACGACAACGCTTAATCATGGCTTCGCTACGGGTCAAGTGGTTCAGATTACCGGCGAAACCGGTATGTCCAACGTCAATGGCAATAATTTTGTGGCGATTGTTTTAAGTGAAAACACTTTCAGCTTAAATTGCCAAATATCCTCAATGACTTGGGCAACGGGTGTCGTTACGGTCACAACCGCCAGCCCTCATGGTTTGCCCACTGGTACATCATCCGGCACGATTTATGGAGTAACACCGACAGCTTATAACGGCTCATACACGTTTACTCGTACCGGCGCGAATACTTTCACTTATCCATTAGTGACAAACCCCGGAACGGTTACGGTTCAGGGTTACACCGGTTTCGATAGTGTTTCACAGGGAACATGGACAAGCGGCGGCGTAGTTACGCCAAACTTACGAAATGTGACGGTTTCGATTAATGACTATCCCGATTCGTACAATATTACTTTTGTGAATCCACCCGTTCAAACCGTCAATATTTCATTGGTATGGAATACGACATCAACAAACTATGTTTCGCCTACTGCGGTCGCGCAGCTGGGCCAGCCAGCAATTGTTAATTACATTAATAGTATTTATGTAGGTCAGCCGATTAACTTGTTTGAATTGCAAAACGTATTCCAAATTGCGATTGCGGGGATTATTCCTCCGACATTGCTATCTCGGATGGTGTTTACGGTAGAAATTAACGGGTATGAAGTTTCGCCTGAATCGGGTACAGGTTTGTATTATGGCGATCCTGAAAGTTATTTTGAAACGTCTAATGCTCAAGTAGTCATTACTCAGGGTTAATGATGCTGACAACAATAATCCCAAGTTATCTTTACCAGCAATACGCTGATGATGAAAATCTTCAGGGATTTGTCGCTGCGTATAATAATCTTGCCCAACAATATCTTGATTGGTTCAACAATCTAAATTTGCCTAACTATACGGTTCAATCCGGTGCGGCTTTGGATTGGGTCGCAAAAGGTATTTATGGCTTAACAAGACCAACATTGCCTGAAGGCGGATATACATTTTTCGGTGAGTACAACACCAACGTATACAACCTTCAGACTTATAACAAAGAAACCGTTATTGGACCGTCAAATTTTTATTTGACAACTGATGATATTTTTCAGCGTTGTATTACATGGAATTTTTACAAAGGCGACGGTACGCAATTCAATATCAAATGGTTAAAGAATCGCGTCATTCGTTTTGTAAAAGATGTAAATGGTCTTCCGCTGCCGATTGATAACACTTATGATGTCAGTGTTACGTTTACAGGATTACACGCCGTACTGATTGCATTGAAACCCGGCGCTTATCCTGATATTGGCCCAATACTTCAATCTGCTATCAATGCTGGTGTTTTATCGTTACCATTCCAGTATACTTTTACAGTAACTTATTAAGGCTTTGCTATGACCACTTTGTTATTCGCAAACAATGCAAAAACGACTCTAGCGGCCCCAATTTCGAGCGCCACCCTGACCGCTACACTCGCATCAGGCACTGGCTCATTATTCCCTAACCCAAGCGCTGGACAAGGTTTTTATTTAACCTTTGTTGATGCTGCTACCGGTTTGATTAACGAAATTGTATTGGTTACTGCGCGAACCGGAGATACGATTACAATCGTTCGCGGTCAAGATGGCACAACTGCTAAAAACTGGTTAGCCGGTGATACCGCTGCGATGTTTCCAACTGGCGGCACTCAAGCCAACATGGTTCAGGAAGATCAGCTGCAAAAAGGTACTTATACCTACGGCACAGCTGGTGGCACAG